TATTGTTACACCAGTTACTGCGCCATCATCTGTATTGATACTTAGAACTGCTTCTGCACCAGAACCATCTCCAACAATCGCAATTGATGCGTCACCTTCAATATAATCAACACCGCTGGAAATAATTTGTATGCGATCAATGGTTCCTGCCGTTGCTGCATTTTCAACATTTTCCTGCGCAGTTCCAGTTTCAGTTGCACCAAGAGTAACTGATGCTGTTGCACCAGAACCTCCACCACCAGAGAATGTTATATAAGCAAAACTATAACCCGATCCAGCATTTGTCAAAGATATACTGGTTACTTCTCCACCAGAAACTGATGCAGTAGCGACAGCGCCTACACCATCACCATTAATAACAACTATTGGCGCAGTTTCATATGAAGAACCAGTAGCAGTAATCATAATATCATCAATCTGACCATTGACATCGAATTCAGGATCACCTGCACCAGCAATTTTTCTAACAGGTATATACTCAGTTGTTAAAAATTTGGTCTTATCAGATGCTTCGACTTTGAACATAAACTTCCAGATGTAACCATCTGCAGTTTCAGTTGGTAGAGTGGAAGTTCCTGTTGGTTTTATCGTGCTTTGAATATCATTATTATTTGAAATGCACTTATACACATGATCATCATCAGTTAGTACATAGAATAACGCATCTTTTAATGTAACTGAACCGCTATATGCTGTATACTGATTTCCCAGAGAATCAAGTTCGCCATATTTGTCATCATACTGATCATAAACTACTTCAGACGACCAATCAATACGATTTATCATTAGAACTGCATCGCTTGACTGAATACGTTTTACGAACAACATGTTTCTGGTAGATGTGCTATTATAACGCACAGAATCTACGGGAATCTCTGGAGATTCTTCGTCGTCCCACTCGGTAGTTCTGCCCACAAAGAAATAGAAGAAGTCGTTCTCGTTGTAAATATCACGATACAGACTTCTTGCTATTTCTGTGCGACCTGCTGATCGTAGAAGAAGTGTCATATTATATTACGAGATCGTAACCGTCCAAGTGATAGTCATACTGTCTGACGCACCCTTGTTAATTACAGCAAACTCAGTACGGCAAAGCAAAGTTCCGCCCGAAGAAGCATTAAGAATGCCCGCTTCAGTAATCGCACCAGTACCAACGCCAGCGTTGAAAGATGCCACATAAGCAATCGCGTTGGCAGTAACTGTTGTTGATGTCAACGCAACACGAGCAAGTTGATTTTGAAGTGCAGTATCTCCTGGGGCTGGATTGGCAGCACCACCTGCTTGGTCGCCATCGCCGACTGCCATGTGCGACATTGCAGTTGCAGTTGCATCTTTCATGCGTGAAGCAATATACGCAAGTCCAGCGTCAACAACTAGGTTAGGAACAGTTACTTCTTGCGTAACAGATCCGCTGGCATCGCGAAGTACGATATTAAGAATACCTTTAGTACCTTGTAGATTTTCGATTAGTTTCATTTGAGTTTACCTTCTTCTTAGTTAAAGTATGTTACTTGACCAACATAGTCCGAACCAAAGTCTCCATCAACATAGTTTTGTATATTAACAATACCATCTTCGGATGTTACAACAGTTTCGAATAGTCCTTTGAGTATATTTATAAGCGATTGTTCAACTACTGCGATAGAATCTATGGTTGCAGCATCATTAGCAATAATTAATAATTCAGTAGCACCAGCATTATCAGTTTTTACCAGATATGGAATAAATCCAACGGTATCTGTTGAAGTAACAGAATCAGTTAAATATTTATATAAATGATTGGTAGACGATTCATCTGTGTAGATTATATCAATATTATCTTCTTCACTCCCAGTCGGTCTTTCAATTCCTGCTGCGGTATATTCCTGTGCCATAACTGTTTCGACAAATGTCCTATAATATTGAACGCTTCTTGTAACCGATTCTGTGGCAACAGCAGTATCTACAATTGGTTTATTAAGAACAAACCCAGTATTTTCAGATGAATTTGCTATATCAGAAAGAACCTTACCGAAGTTATAGGTTGCAGCATCTGCAGAAACATAATCTTCATCAAAGAATTCAATACCATATGGAGATTGTAAGTATAATTGATCACTAAGAACCTTACCGAAATCAGTTATTGCATTTTCTGCAGTTATTGTATTCTCGCTGGCATCTCTTACATATTGAACGACTCTATCAACTAAATCTGTTGTAGCAGTAGTATCATCATCAGTATCATAAATTCCAATGTCATACTCTAGCGCAATTAGTTCGCTCGTAATTACGCTATCAGATATAACTTTATAGAAGTGGGTGTCAGTAGATTCAGAGGCAGTTGCAGTATCTACAAGAACCTTAATAAAGTCAACTTCAAACGCAAACGTATCTGTCAAGACTTCTTCTAAGACAAACTCATAGAGATGCAGAGGTTGTATTGGCGTTGTAATATACGCACTAAAATCAACTGTATGTTCGATCGTTAGTTCGCCAAATATCGCCGTTCCAGCTGGGTGAGCAGTTTTCTTGACAATTTCTAACCATTTATTTGATGGAATATTAGAGCGAACAACATAAGAGTAATTTTGATAGTAGTAGTTGTCTTGTAATTTATTGACGTTTGAGACCATACCACGAGAGTCTTTGAAACGTCCTGTCTTTACATTAACACCACCAGTAGTGAACGCGATCGTCGCGGTGCAACCAAGAGGAGATTCTATTATGACAGTAAATGATTCGCGTTCAAAGTCAAACCCAGTATCAAAAATACTGACTGCGGTAGGGCAACCATCAGCATCAACTGCATCGATGCGAATTGATGCTCTGTTATCTCTACCAACCAATGTGTATGGATTTATTCCGGAATCGGCTTCATTGTATTTGTTGAGAAAATATTCTAGACTATCTGTTTCATAATCAATAGTATAAGATCCAACAGATCCTGTTTCATCAATCGAGAAAATATCCCCAACGTTAAATCCACATGGAGGAGTTCCGTTACAAGAAATAACTTCTGCTGTTGAAAGTTGCCGAACAACATAACCATATATGGTGGTTGTGGGACCCTCGGTAATGCGTATTCTTGTTCTTATCGCATCTGTCGAGAAAGTAACAGCAGGAGCAGTTGAATATCCAGACCCGCCATTAGTTACAATGACATACGATATTTTATTATCATCCGACAATACTGCTCTTGCCGTTGCATTAGAGCCGCTGTCGGAAGTAAATGTTATACTCGGAACCGCAAAATATCCATTACCAGTTTCTGTAACTGGATTATATAAGATATTATCACCAACTGCAGTTGCAGTAAGATCTACCGCAGTTCCATTGTTTGCGTTATTTAAACTTGTCGCAAGTTTAATCGTAGAAGAGTTTACGACAATAACATAGTAAATATTATAATCAGTAAGACCTGAAATAACATGACCGCCATCTCTCGTATAAACAACTATATCACCTGTTGTATATCCATGAGAACTTATGGTTATTGCGTTTGTCGTTACGTTAACATCAGTAGTAGCATCAAAAGCTTTGAAAATTTCACCAACAATCGCTTTTACTTGCCCAGATTCCACCAATGCATTCGCAACTGCGCCAGCGCCAGGAACTCGTATTTGCGATGTCTTTGGTAAACTAGTTACAAGTTCATAGACAGGAGGAAAGATATATGCAAATTTAGTAACATTGATAATATTTGTTTCAACAGTTCTCTCGAACGTAACTGAACCGACATTTTCATAGTAAGTAATCTCAACTGTTTTACCATTAAGATCGAATGGATTTGCAGTAATTAAATTGTCTACTGCAAGTTTTAGAGTTACATCTTCGATCCAAATGCCATCAGAGGCACGAAGAATTTGCTCAGAGGGATAGAAAAATTCTACATTTTCACTGTAGAGAACTCTGAATAAAAGTTCAATTGCTTTCTCAGAACCCTTTGCTTCATAAAACTGTTTGATGAATTTGATTAAGCGTCTATCGTCCAGTTGAGCAGTTAGAGGAAAATCTTGAGCATATAGATTTTTAAACTTTGGAACAAACTCATCCAAGGTTCTATTGATGTCAAAATTTTTCTCGTAATTGAGAAGAAAATTATTTACTTGATTATCTTGATCAAGAAATTCATAGTATTTTTCTAAGAATGTAACAAAAACTGGATATTCAGTTCTAACAAAATCCGGTAATTGATTCGCGATAAGATGACTTAATGATTGTTTAAATCCGTTATACGCATCATCAATATAGACCATATTTGCCGTTGCATTTGCGCCTGATCCATTACCACCAGTGAATGAAATGACGGGAGGAGCAAGATAATCAAATCCAGCAAACGTAACAGTTATTGCGGTAACTGCGCCACTAGAAATAGACGCAGTTGCTGTAGCATTACCACCGATAGTTACAGTCGGTACAGATGTATACCCAGAACCACCATCAGCGATTGTTATACTGGTAATCTTCTTATAGTATGATGTGGTTTCAGTCATTTATTATTCTTGTGAATTCGCAACTGCTGCAATGGTCAGTCCAGATGGGATATTGGCAGTTGAATTTTCTGCGCTGGTATCTAACGTAAGAACAGTATTTCTAGCAGCAAAAGGAAAAACAGCAGCAGTAGAACTATCTGTAGTTGTTGTAAGATCTGTAGTAAGAATATTTGGAGCATCACCAAATGGTTCGACATAAATTCTAAGTTCTGATTCATCTCCGCTTAATAGATCGATAGTTAAATTAGAAATCGTAACCATACCTGTATTGTAGTTTACAGATCCAGCGTCAGTAATTATTATTTTATCATCTGATACTCTTTTAATTACTAGAATTCCAGTATCAGCAGTATCTTCAGTATGTTGATCTGTTATATAAACTTCTACCTCTTGTCCAGACAAAGTAATTGTAAAGTATGTGCTGATTAAAGTTTCTTTTTCTATCGGACTATTAAACCCAGCCAAATACTGATCTGAAATTCCAAAAATTACAGGAATTCTTTTATGCATAATAACTTGTATACTGGCAGAAAATACAGATTGTGTAGTACTTACAACTGTGGAAAGAAGTTTAGAATAATAGAAATTCTTTTGTAACTTATTGACATTATTGATAAAGAAGTTTCTAATTACAGAATTGACTTCAGATTCTATCCTAGAAGTTGTCAATGAAGTTAATGTTTTATTGTAATTTACAGATACTCGCAATCCAATGTATGTCTCTAAAGGAGTAACAAATTCGGATTGTATTGAAACTATACTTCTTGGTCGAATAATATCTCTGGTAATTATATCTTTATCAGATTGAGTAATTACAGAACCAGGAAGTGGTTGTATAGATATGAATACCTTACCATATACGGGTGGGATATTTTCATCTCCGCCCCACACAGCAATAGAATTAATATTGCTGAAACGAGATCGTATCAAAGTCTCATAATCGGATGCGGTAACTACTCGATTCTTAGTTGCATTAAATTTAGGAGCATTAAATCTAATACTATCAACGCCTTCTTTTTCTTGTCCACCAGTAGCTGCTGCATCAAGATAAACTGTTTTTATTTCTCCCGATGCCGTAAAAGTTTTTGTCGCCGAAAAATTGGGAATAGAATTCGCAGCAGATCCGCTACTTACTAAATAATCAACAAGTACTACATTTCCGACTTCCAACTGCTGCCCAATTATATCATCCCCAAATCTTACTTCATATAATCCAGATGGTCCTTCTTCAATAAAGAATGCCTTGGTAGTTGAATTGACATCCATAATATCATCATAAAAATTCCACGTTGTGTTAGACACCACCGAGGCGGATTGTTGAATCCTAACTCGTATGGTTGTCGTGTCAATATTTTGATTGGGTAATATAAATGGACCAGATCTATTTGATTGATCAACTACAAAAGTATTAGATACCCGTTTACCTTCGATTAGTTCCATGGGAAAACTAAATCCTGTTCCCCCAGTCTCTAAAACCACTAATCCCGAGAAATAATCCTCAGATGGATAGAACGTATATGTGTTTTTTGCAGTCTTAGAAACAAATTGTGTATCTCGCGTAACCGTTAACGAAGTGTTCGTAAATGATTCTGGTGGAGTAATTTGAAGCATTATATTTGCTCTGGCAGATTTTCTAGAAGTCGGAGTATACCCTAGAGTTTTGGCAATTGAAGTTACCGAATTTCTTTTAACTGCACTGTCGATGAACATTTCATTAGATTGAAGATGTGCGAGCGTTGCATTATAATGTGTGTTATATGCTAAAACATCTAACAGAATCGAGAGACCAGCAGCATCAAAATTATAATCCTGAAACTCCTCTTGTTCCTGTAAGTAAGTTTTCAGATTTTGTTTAATCGTAGCAAAATCTAGTTCAGTTACATTTAATTGTGCCATCTTATCTACTTCTTGTTAAAACTGTTGAGAACGAAACTGGGTCAGGAACACCCACAACATAAAAATAAATAGTTACTTTAAATGCATTTTGATCGAATAACGGCAGAACGTCTATTTCTTGAGATCTTACTCTTGGTTCATATTTGTTAATCAAAAGTTCTAATCGCAATTTTAAAGAATTTGCCGTAATAATATCTACATTTTCAAACATCATTCCATATATCGGCGAACCAAGTTTGGGTTGAAACGGGCGCTCATAATAGTTAGTAAGAACGAGAACCTTTAGTGCTTGTTTTACTGCATTTACGTCGTACTTCTTAGCAACGTCACCTGTAATCGGATGCGCTTGGAAAGATAGATCTAGATCCGAATAGATTCTGTTTACGGGTTTTGTTGTCATACCTTTATTTATATACAATTACCATAGATTGACAAATGTAAATTTATTTGGTCCTCTTGGTTTCCAAGGAACACTTTGCACAGAAAAATGTTGTCCTCTTTGTGCGCCAGTATAATACTTATATCCAATATGTAACCAAGCCGTCCTAGAACTCGCACTTTGTTTTTCTAATAATATTTGATCGTGAGGTAATGTTGTCGCAACATATCTTGCAATTTCTAACATTTTTGTTTGTTTATCTTGATAGTTTGGCCATTGTAAATCAACTGCGGCATAACCGTGCGCCGTATCAGTTTCTCGGAATCCGGAGTTAATATTAAATCCTGGATATTTTTCTCGCAGAGGTTCCACGATATTTAAGAAAAGACATCTGTAATTCTGCACAATATCCCAAGAAGTAAAGATAGTTTTACCATTTCTTCTATATGGTATCAGATTTGCAACTGTTCTTCCGTCCTTAAAAATATCTCTGAGGTGATAATTATCCGACAGTTTTATATCACCTGAAATTTTACCATTCATTGCTAATGCGGGCATTGGTTGTTTAGTTTTGTAGTATAGATTGCATACGGTTGGTGCCTTACCAGACCCAGGAGCAGTTATGGTACCAGACGAACTTGTTTCTGGAGATCCATCACCAGTTTCAGTAGGACTTTGCCCTGCATCATTAGATCCAACTCCATTTTTACAATTTTCGCTTTCTGATGATTCCTCTTCTGTATCAAACGAAGTGTCATCAGATGCTGTTGAACCACCACCACCAACTCCAGAACTGTTTCCACCAATCATTTGCGAATTGCCTGCAACTGATCGACTTACTGGTTTTTCTACTACCTTAACATTCGAAAGTGGCGCAGGTTCTGCACAGACTGCTTCTGATGCTGTAACTGGAGCAGTAACTGATGCTGTAGTATTACCCCTGATATTTGTAGTATCATTCGGACTATTGTGCGTGCCTGTTAGATTCGTACTTCCAGCATTTAGTGTGGTAATATTTGCAGTTGTTACATCGAGCGTTGGTGTATCAATAGGTGAAGAAGCAACAAGAGGTGCCTTAAGATTAATATTTCCTGCGCCTTCAACATTTACTGATGCGCCTGATTTAATTTCAGTTGCCGCTGCAGATTTTGTTTTAATTGCAGCATCAGTGCACATATTCATGTCACCTGTAGAGTGACTGAAGAATTGCCCCACAGTTTTAATATGAGTATCTGCTTTTGAAGTAAGATTGACTCCTGAATCTGACGTTAAATTGAATTTACCAACTACATCTGTGGTTAAATTGCCCTTTGTATCGATATCAATATCACCAATATTTTCGACTGACATGACGCCACCATTTCTTGCAAAAATACCTTCGCCGACTGAAAGTGAAAGTCTGCCTGCAATATTGACATCTACGTCATTGTGAATATCCATACTGACGCGACCATGCATTGTCAAATTTGTATCGCTCATAATTATGACATTACAAGTTCCTGATACATGAATATTCGCGATACCATCAATTAAAATATATCCATTCTTATCGATAATAGTATAACCATCTCCGACAATACGAGTAACCTTTGTACCATCTGGACTAGTTTCATCGAATGTCCCAGATCTATGTGCAAAATTTAATCTTTCGGATCCAGGAGTATCATCGATTTCGATAGCGTGCCCAGATTCTGAACCAAAAACCTTATTATATGGATACTGTGCATTATATGGTGTTTTCGGTTGCTCCCATGTTGAACCATTTCGTCCAGCAGTTTTCACTTCGCGTCTTCTTGATGCATTCTTAGCAGCAGGTGATGCTCCTGGACTCAGAGATTCTCTGTCACCCGCAGGAATTTTAGGACTTGGAGATATACCCGCAGAGTTTACTCCTGTTGCCAGAGGATTGGTATCTGGTTTATTGACTGATTCGACTGCGGGATATACTTTGTTTGGATCTTTAAATCCTTTTTTATCATCTTGTTTGTCTGCGGGAAGTGCATCAGTATTAAATGGTCGGTTATTTGCTTGATATGTCTGTGTCGAATTGACCGAGTTTACAGTCTCATCGGCAGAAGCATTTGGAACTTCGTTTTTAGGTGGATCTGTTAGATCCGTTTCTTTAACTTTAGTTTCCAGAATTATTTTTTCTTGAATTGTTTCTTTGGTTCTTACTGTGCCTTCTGCATTCACAGTTTCAATTACTGTAGTTTTAGTTCCATCGGGATCTGTTGTTACAGTGGTAGTTATAGTATTGCCATCGCTATCATTGTTTTTTACAATTTCTGGTTCTACTATTTTCAATTGTTTTTTTAGTGGTGCAATATCAGTGGCAAATGTTTCTATAAGTTTGAGTTTAAACGATTCAAGAATATCATATTTTTCTCTCGGACCAAGTATCTTAGTCGATTGAATAACCTTATCTAGTTGTTTAGACAAACTATTAATTGAAACTGGTGTCGATACTGCTATATCCACATTATCATATGAGATAATACCAGTAATATTTTGCCCAGAAATTGAATATTTTACTTTAAGTTTATCAAATACAATTTCGGTTTCAGTAGCAGCGCCTTCTATTAAAGGAACTATAGGAACGTCTGGTTTTGCTATACTAACTGCTAATGGGTTTTCTGCGATAGAATTCCAACCAATATCATACCAATACTTTGAAGTGATTCCATTTGTGTCTTTTTTAATTATTCCATTTGCATAACTACGAGCAGTATCAAAATTAACACAAAGAGCAGTAGATAACAATCCTGCGATAATTCTTTCATCTACTAGCGGGGTGATAACTCTCGCTGTATTTAATAATTCGTAGATAAAACTTAGATAGTCATAGGCAACGGAATCTTGGTAAAATCCACTAAGCAGTAACTCGCTACCTGTTAAGATCTTTTTAATTCCTGCATTGTCAAGTTTATCTGTAATGAAATAATACTGCGCAGAATTTTTAGATTCAATTTTTGTTTCAGCAAAATCTATTTCTTTTCCAAGCGTTTCCTTGGCATATTGAAAATAAGATTTACGTTTTTCTACTTTTTCTGGACCTTCTGGGTGATCGGATAATGTTGAGTTGATATACTCAATAGTTCCAGAATACAACCAACCAGCATCCACTAATTGTTGTATTGTTAATCTGTATGCACCATATTCGCCTTTATCGTGGACTTTAGAAAAAATATCTTTGTCACCAGGAACAGCATATTGTTCTTTAATTGCATCTTGACATGCAATAAGAATCTTTCCGACTTGCTCGGCAGAAAGTAAACCAATACCTTCATTAAACCGATCAGGAGTTGTTTCATACGAAACTTTTACCATTATCATGCTACTCCATATTTCTTTTTATAACCATCGAAAAGAACTTTTCTTTGGTTGATGGTTTCCTGTTTAGCACCGTTTCCATTGACTGCTTTTGTCACTGCAGTGTTATCACCCCATTGATTTTTCTTATCTATATTTTTCCGTTCGCTATAAAAATGCCATAATGCGGTTTTTGCTGCAATTTCTTTAGTTGCTGCCAACTCGGGGCGACTTAGTAACTCGACGCCCAAGGATTCTCCTGCTCTACGATAATTATTTTTCCAAGTAAGTTGAATAAATCCTCGACCACGATATTTAATACCATCTCCCGATGTCGTATTACCATTATTCCTTGCTGCAGTTGGTCGACTTCCTCGTATATCATAGAGGTTAGTCCAGTATGTCTCGCCGCCTAGTTCTGTGAATTGTTTGAATCCGCCCGTTTCTTTGTGACACTGCGCCATAATTGCTGCTTTAGCAGTTGGTCCCCAGTTTTTAAAGTTTTTTGGACCATTTGCATCTAGAAATGCTTCAAACCATGTAGCAACATCTTTGCCATCCCCTGTCGGTTCTACAAAATTTCCAGATGGACTCCCTCCATCTTCTCCTGAAGTAGTAGCATTATCAGATTGGGATCCTACTCCATCTTCAGGTTGGCAGTCACTCGCTCTGAGACCACCAGGAATAGCGCCAACTGTGCCAAAAAACATAGGGTGTTGACCATTTTCTCCATCAGCGAAAAATCCTACGACCCAAGAACCTTCTACAGCACCAGTCGGAGACCAACCTACTCCGGAGGTTCCTGCTGAATTGGCAGGCATAACGGGCATAGCCCAAGGAAGATCTTCAGTAGGTAAAACTTCATTATCTTCGCTGTGGTATCCTATAATTCTAACTCTGCATCTACCAAGACGTAACGGATCATTGCGATCTTCGACTACGCCAAACCACCAATAAAAGTTTGCATTATTGTTCGATGTAATATTATCCATTGCCATTATTAACTTGCCTCTTCAACATCATAAATTGGTTGCGCATAAGAATCTTTTGAAATTTCCAGAAACATTGTATGTCTCAATGGAGTTATTTGATGGTGTATTGCAGTTATCATAAAGATACCTGATATAAATTTATCCCAGACCATCGCCTCTGAATCTTTTTCTGTTTTCTCTCCGACTGAAGGATAGTATAATTTAATTAATCTTCCAACTTCAGCATCGGTTCTACCTGGAACAGTTATTTGTAATCGTAATGTAGTTAAGTCCATGAGAGAACTATTGCGTTGAGATATAAAATCTTCAGGATGCAAGTCGATAGAATCCTCTGTTGAATCAAGTACACCAGGATTGACGGTGGCAACGAAAGGTTTATTCTCAGCGGAGCGTACAACATTGATTGGGAAAATCATTTTATACGGTTTTTTTTCGTCGGATTTGGGAAGAGCATATACGCCAGAAGATGCATTATATTTACCATCTTCCATGTGAGTATACTTACTATAATTAAACCCATGGTCATAGTAATACGATTTATAATCTTTCTTTACCATATCAAACGAATGGACAATACTTGCGAAATGACCCAAGTCTTGTCCCGCAATAATATCTAGATTGGTTAAGAATTGTAATGCTTCAATTGTTTGAAACCCCTTTGTTATGGAAGAGACGGTACTAAGATTGTCAATATTTGTATTATACACAAAAGACGAGTAGATATCACCAGACTGTAATTGATTTACTACTAGTTCTTCTATCGATGCGAAATAAAATGCCTTTGTTGTTTCAAAAAACATAAAAGTTGGCGATTCATGCTCATTACCGATTGATCTTTTCGCTAACCAATTTAAACATTGTATCGGTGTCCACATAGGCGGAACAAAAGTTATGTGAGATTTATGCGGTGTATCACCAATATAGAACTCAGTTTTCGCTCCCTCAGAGAAATTCTCAAAAACTTGTTTGTTTGTGAAAATTCGAAGAGATTCCATATTTTCTGAAAAAATCTTCTGAGCAATCTCGTCGGTTGTGCCTTCGTATTTCTGACAGAGTTTGATTATGTTGTCTGTAGAAGCCTCCAGAGAACAGAAAAATATTTGATAATACTGTTCTTTGTCGTTATTCAAAGTTCTATTCTTTACGGAATAGACTGAAAATGATTTTTGAATTTTATTAATTGGATCGAATGTTCCGAGATTATCTTTATTTAACCCACCGATTTCGCCCCATGGAGTTTGAATATCAACAGTTAATACTTCATCGCCAATAATCGGCAACCTTCCGATAAGATTTAATGCATCTCGAATAACAATTGAACCATGTAATGTTGGTGAAAAGATATCTTCAAAAAGATGAAACTCAACCATAAATGGTTTTAAATCTAGTGGCGTATCTGATGAAATAGTATTGAGCAATAACTGGTTGATAATGACATCACCAGGTTTTGTTAATCCATCATCTATCTTGGTGCGTCGTTGCGCGAGATCCTTAGCGGGATCCACTTTAGTTTGATTGGTGGAAGTCGCTTCAGTTGCTGTAACTGGATTCTCTGCCATTATTAATTACCGCCAATCATTCCCGAAAATATGGTTACAAATTCACCCAAATATTTTGCATTCAACATTTTAATCTCGCGTTTCTTATTATTTAGTTCTTCTTCGTATTGGTAATTTGAAACACTCTCAGTTGCACCGGAAGATAAATCTTCTGCATTATAGTCGACGATTAATTTGCTATCGTCATTTGTTCTGTAATGGTGTGTCTCGTATATTCCCGTTTCGCCATACTTTTTCTTAGTAAATGCTAATATGTCTGAATTACTCATCGGCCATTCTTGTCTGATATCAACTATATCGTTAACGATCATAATAACCCAGTGATATTCAGGATTGCCGTAAAATTTATCTGCAACTTGCTCAACAGTAAAACCATCAGGAATTGTTACTGTCTGTAGAAATATTAAGTTATTCTTAAATTTATTCATAGATATTCTGTGGAATATATCCGTAACAACAGTAGAAGTATTTGGTGTTAGTGTATTAACCAAAAAACGAGGAAACATAGAAAAAAACATATTAGAATCCTTTCTCGATTCTGTCTGTAGTCAACGTTTCCAATTCGGTGAATTGTAATCGCACAGATGCTTCGCTCGGACAACCATTAGAAAATGTTGTAAATCCATCAGCATCATATTCGACCACCATATCAGTCAATGCACAATTTGATATTTTGCGAATAAAATTATTTTCTGTGCCGTTATGATAATAGATAATTAAAAACTCAGATGGATATGTTAAAAATAATCCGTTCTGACTTCTTGTCGGGTGCATGTGCATGGTAAATTGTTCTATGATTCCACCTTTTCCGAATACTGTTTCTGCTTCTTGCTCGCTTCTGGGTGCGAACCTATAATCAAAACCAAACTTACGAAATCCCATAGATCTGAACAGTTGTTCTTTATATGGATTTTCCACTTTCTTAGATGTTGCCTGGATAACATTACTGAACGAATCAAATCCTGCTACATTTGCTACTCTACCAAGTTTTCTTAAAGCATAATCTCCCAACTCTCTGGAAGATCCACCAACATCACTGAACAGAGATTCTGCAGACATTTTTCCAGATGCAACTGCACCAACCAATGCTCCAAGATCTGCAGTTTCATAGTTTGCACTATATCCAGTTGCAACCTTATCCGGAATGTATAATGCGATTTCAGTGGAACCAAAAACCAACCTCTGCTCACCAGCGATTGCTGAGGCTGCTCCGCCACCGAGAGCGCCAGCGCCAGCACCCAAAATTCCGCCTGTTAATGATGCTGCGAGTTTTGCTGTTATAGATACAGGACCACCAGTAACATTTGGATTTTTATTTACTACGTTACCTCCATTTTTAGCCAAAGATTCACCTAAAGATGTCGCCTTACCAGCAGTAAATGCTGCGCCAGTTGCAGCGCCAATTAGCGCTCCTGCAGTCGCGGCTGCTGCAGTACCATTCTCTGGGTCTGCTCTGTTTTGATCTGTTTGATCGAAAATAGAACCGCCACCTGATGACAATAATGTTTGTCCGAGTTTTGTACCCTCGCGAACTAAAGGATAGAAAACAACATAATGCGGATATTCTTCAGATCCAGTTGATGCTGGATATCGTAAATTTATTACATTTGTATCAGCAGTTAATGGATCTTGGATTTGAGATAATAAATTCTCGCGATTAAACCTGCTCTCGTTTTTTTGATCTGGTGCCTTTACTGGAGATGCGGGCGTAGTCGCTCCAGAAGCGGGAGTTTGTACTGGTGCTGCTGGTGCTTCGGTTGTCATCTTGGAATAAATATCCTATTAAAGAAAGTATATCGGAATATTTATATGAGTTATGGAAAGCAAACATTAAAAGGTCTGTATAAAATACAAAATCCTAGAAAATATATTGGCGATCCGAATAATATTATTTATCGCTCTAGTTGGGAACTCAAGTTTATGAAGTGGTGCGATAATAATGACAATATTCTAGAATGGGGATCTGAAGAATTTCCCATACCATATATCTCCCCGTTAGATAATCGTATGCATAGATATTTCGTGGATTTCTATATCAAGGTTCAAGAAAAAAGTGGTGTTACAAAGAAATATCTAGTAGAGGTAAAACCGCACAAGTTTACTCAAGAACCAAAGATCCCTTCTAGAAAAACAAAGAAGTTTCTCCAAGAAGTTATGCAATGGGGAGTAAACCAAGCAAAATGGAAATTTGCAACTGAGTTTTGTGAAGATAGAGGATGGAAATTTATCATCCTTACTGAAAATGAGTTAGGAATACGTAATAAATAGAAGAGGAGAAGTTATATGGCAAAAGCAAAATCAGGAGGAACAACTGGTAAAGTATCATTTACTAATCAGAAAAAAGGTAAAACATCAATCGGTAAGAGTCATTCTTCCATTAAGTTTTCCACGATGAACAAACGCAAACGTGCGAACTATAAAGCGTACAGAGGACAAGGTAAATAATTGGCAAATCCGTTTGAGAGACTTCGCGCCAAAGCAGGTGATGGACTAAAGTCCATGGATTGGTATATGAGTAATGTGAAAAATCTCGTTGGTGCGAGGTTGTCGCAGAATACTGTAATGAAATCCGATATTGGTGAATTAAAATCTAATATCGAAATCGGGTCAATGTATCTTTATTTCTATGACCCAAAATGGAAAGACGAACTTCCATTTTATGACACGTTTCCGCTTGTATTACCATTTGGTCCAGCACCAGGAGGTTTCTACGGAATCAATCTTCACTATCTGCCATATTTAATTCGAGCGCAGGTTCTCGGTGAATTGTTAAACTATAAGACTACTAAAACATATTCAGAAACTACCAAGTTGCGAATGTCATACAGTTTTCTTAACAATTTAAAAAATGCCAGCGAGATAAAACCCTGTATAAAACATTATTTGTCCAATCATGTTAATTCGCAATTCATGAAGATTAATCCTGAAGACTGGCAAGCAGCAATATTTCTACCGATTGAGTCATTTGTTGGCGCAACTAAAGAGCAAGTTTTCAGAGATTCTAGGAGTAAGTTTTAATGGCGGGTCATACAATAACTGATTTTATTGCTAAAGTCAGAAAATCGGATTTCGCAAGAACGAATCGATATGAGATAAGATTCAACGCGCCCGGATTTATGGCAGGAGAATACTCGACTGATGTTATTTCTTTGCTTGTTGAAGATGGTGTCTTTCCTGGATTATTGGTCGGAACAAGACCATTGCGGATTAATAATTTCAGCGAACAAAGAGCAAATGCAGTCGACTTCGGCGGTGATGCAATAACCTTCACTTTCTTAGTTGATACAGAATGGACAGCGAGAGATTTCTTCGGTCATTGGATAAAAAATATTGTTAATCCAGTATCTAGATATGTCGCTTACCCATCCGACTATTACTCAGAGATTGAGTTACTATCATTAGATAACAATGATGAAATTCTTGCTAGGTGGCAGATAACAGATGCATTTCCTCGCTCAGTTGCACCAATACAAATATCTGCAACAAATTCAGAAGTGTTGAGAATGCCTGTAACTTTTGCATATACCAAGTGGAGATCTCTTAACGTGGCAGGAAAAACTGCATTGAGTGTTGAGGATTCAGATCCACCATTCGGAATTGCTTTTAATAGCAGTGGTTTCGGAGTAAATTTTGAAACTGATGATACTATCGACATTCCAGAATTCAACGACATATAATAAACTTGGAGTAAATTATGGCATTACCTACATTATCAGTACCAACATTTGACGTTGACGTATATTCTACAAAACAAAAAGTATCAATGAGACCGTTTCTCGTTCGCGAGGAAAAGATTTTAATTTTAGCAGCAGAATCTAATCAAAGAAGCGATATGGTTCGCGCAATGCAACAAGTTGTTAATTCTTGCTCTGATGGTAAAATCGAAGCGGATAAACTTCCGTTCTTTGATCTTCAAAATATCTTCATTAGATTGCGCGCGCAGTCAATCGGTAGAGATTCTGAATTCAATTTAATTTGCGGAGAGTGTGGGCACAAGACCCCAACGACTCTAGACTTAGATGAAATTCAATTAAAGATAACGCCATCTCATACTAATAAGATTATGATAACAGATGATGTTGGTGTTATTATGAGTTATCCAACAGCAGAAGTATTAATAGATGAAAATCTTCCCATGTTTGATCTCGTTACTTCTTGTGTAGAGAAAATCTTTACGAATGATGAAGTACATGATACATCGGATGAAAACCCGGAAGAAATTTGTAAATTTATTGATGGATTGACGAGCAAACAGTTTGAAAACATCGTAGAGTTTTTTGTAACATCACCAAAAATCTCGCACATGATAGATTATAGTTGCCCGAAATGTCAGACTGAAAATACAGTAGTAGTGGACGGTGTAGAAAATTTTTTCGGATAACCCTTTCTCATGACAACTTGATGAATTTCTACAAAATAAACTTTATTTTAATGCATGAGCATAAATATAGTTTAACCGAACTAGAGAATATGATGCCGTGGGAGAGGGAAGTTTATATTGGGATGTTAATAACACATCTCAAAAAGAAAGCAGAGAACCAGGAATAGATATGGAACAGCAACAAGAAGCACCTAAGATGCAAATGGGAACTGGAAAAGAAAATCAACTTTCCAAGATTGCTGCAGCAGTTAAACTGGGTTCAAACACAGAAGCAAATCCTGAATCTACTAAAACTATGATCGATACGTTTATCAAGAATTTTGATACTGTAGGTCTTGAATTAATTCGAGAAATGGATGATGATCAAGAAAATCTTGTCAAGACAATGGTTGATGAGATAACCAAAC